GCGGTTGCGGCATTTGCGACCGTGTTGGCGTGGGTATGCACCGGGAGATTGTTGGCGACCAACCCCACCCCTTCATCCCCGCCAGTATCAGCCAAAGTATCATTAGCACTGAGCCGAGCAGCAGTACCATCAACCCCAACTGGAACGCGACCGCGAAGGTCGGGCAGCACGAAGTGCGTAGAGGGGGCGGCTGCTGTGCCATATGAGTGGAGAATGATCGCATATAAATCCGGGTAAGCCGACTGCAACACCTCTTCTCCATCGCAGTACAGCCAGCCAGTGGGGGCGGCTGCGCTTTTAATGTAAGGGGCTACCAGCCCCGGCGGCAACAACTTGTTTACCACGGCGGCAATCAGCTTTGCCTCGGTTACGTTGGCGTCCGTGATGTTGGTGGTGACCACTGAGTCAGTTGCAAGGGCCGTGACGCCAAGATTTGTAATAGTAACGTCGCCCGTCATGCTTTGCAACGCCAACGCCCCCGCTGAATCGGCTACGGCCACTTGCGCGTTCGTGCCGACCTCCAACTTGTTTAATTGGATGCCCGTAGATGCGGCCACCTTCGCATTCGTGACACTGCCGTCTGTGAGGCTCAAACTTCCCACCGCACCAGCGATGTCTATGGTTGGAGAACCGAGCTTGTTTAGCTCTGATATGGAAACTACTTCCGAAGGCTGGAAGATTTTTCCGGGTGTAACGGTTGCTGAAACGGCCATGATTTTTCTCCTATGATTTTACGTTAATGATTCTATCCCCCGTCGAATTAGTTACGACGGCTTGGTTGATTTTGATTCGCCCTTGCGTGTTGGTGATCTCAAGTTGAGTGAACCGGCCAGTCCTCGGCGTGAGGGCAAACGGTTCGAGGGTCTCCTGCATCTTTGAAAAGTCAACGCCGCTGCCAAGGCTGAATCCGCCCAGACCGTCCTCGCCCAGTATCCCCTCCTCGTCCTCCATTAAAAGGCCAAACGCATCTTCAGTGTCCAACCTCCCCCTGTCCAAGTCCAGTGGAACAGAGTAGTCCTCACGATACGGCGTCGAGTAGTCGTCGGCGTGATTGTTACGCACCCACCGCGCAGCATCGAATGGCCGGTAGTAGGCGAGTCGATCCTTCGTCCGGTCAGAGACCAGTGTCTGGGTCTCGCCCACCCCGTCCGTCCTCGCGGCGATTGTGTACTTCGGATTCCACGTTGAAATCCCTACGCTGGCCGCACGGAAGTTGCGATGGTCAATGTCGTTCTGGTGATAGCCGCGAGTGAGAAGATAACTCGTGATGTCTTCTTGGGCCAGCCCGTCCGTCTCCGTCAAGTCGGCCACATCATCGCCTACCCAATTCTCTTCCATGACAGAAATGAACCCGTCCGTCCCCACGAAGTAAAGCCGCTGCGCGTTGTTGTACGTTGCAGTGAAAAACTCTTTAGGAACAATCGCCGTGCCACTGTCGTAACCACTCCAAGATTCTGAAAGGAAATCGTAGATTAATAATGCGTTGTTCCCGTCCTCCCCATTATCCAATGGAACCGCAGCAAAAAGTTTCGAGTCATAATAAGCGAGCCGGATGGCACTCTCGTACCGCACATCGATTCTGTCAATGAGCGGCTGGATGGGTTCACTGAGCGGGAGCCCGACGCCCTTGACCTTCGCCTCGTCGGTCTGGGCCATGCTCAAGATGCCTCGGCGGGACGAGTAAAAATAAACATCGGAACCAACCGGCACCGCCGCGCCTCTGCCAACCACGCCATAGTTATTGATGACCGGCTGGATGGATACTGAACTGGCAAGTGAGTCGGTGCCCGTGTTGGTTGCGTTGACAATGAATCCCGTAATCATCAGCACCGTCTGGGATTTTAACACCAAGAGGCGATTTTCATCGTAAACTATTAAATCCAAAATTTCATCCGCCGACCCAAAGTTCGGTCTGAATATCTGATTAAAGAATGTGTGCTTTTCGTCGAGCGAATCACTGACCGCCACAAAGTCCCGCTTTCTGCCGTAGGAGAAGCTGCCCGTGCTTGAGTCGTATGTCGTGGGGGCCGCAAGGCGGTTTGCAATGAACACGCCGTGGGTGGAGTTGGGCATCACCGTGTTGATCTGAGTCCAATCGGCAGCAACAGTGTCGGGGCTATCGCCAGCACCGGGGGCTCTCCCCGTCGCAACCTCATAGTAGTCACGGTTGTTTGTGCACTTCTTCGTGCCCGCGCTAAAGGCATTGCTGCTAGTAACAGTATAGGTGAAACTCGTTGTGCTTGTCACGGTGATGCTGACCCGCCCGTTAAACTCCGTCTCTGTTGCACCGGAAATTGTCACATCCGCTCCCGTCACATAACCATGCTCCGTGTCCGTCGTCACCGTGGCCGTGCTGCCATCATGCGTGATCCCGTCACCGACCACATCCACATCAGCCCCATCAAGGTGCAAGGCTGGACTGGTCGAGTTGTATCCCCGTGAGCAGCCCGTGAGGGTTGTGCCGGAAATTCCGGCATAACGAATATCCTCAGAGTCGATTGTCACCACACCGGAAATCGGATAGCCGGTGGTGGAGGGGAGAACAAGTGAGTCTTGTGAATCGTCAATGCCTCCAACCAGAGTAGTAGCAGAGGTGGGGGCGACATCAATCATCGGCCCAAAGGCCACCTCTTCGTCCTCCTCATAATCCGCTTTGGTGCTGTCCCACTGCTGGATCATGTCCTCGAAGCCATCGTTCTCCGAAGACATTACCAGCGGGGCAAACTCCTTCCCACGCCACATAATGATCTTGTTAAACGCCGTCGTGAAAGTAACGTCTCCGGTGAGCTTGACGCAATCGGCCAGCAAGGCGGTGTTGCCGGTGCCAGAGGCGATGTCTTGGGTGGGAAGCGCAAGCGAGGCAGGGTTGTTATTTTGGCGGGTGTAGTACGCCTTATTGTCAGCAGCAATGACAATGAACTCAAGATTGTTTGCGTTACGAAAGACGCCCACGCCATGAATCTCTCCGAATGGCCGAACCTTGTTGTCAATCTCCGGCGTGAGAGCGTTCGCCCATGGCGGCTTGTAGACGCCCTTGCGAGTCTCGGCCACCCCGTGCCGGAACCGCATGTTCCTCGCCTCCGACGCCATTCCCTCCGGCAGCGAGGTGGGGTCGAGGCGTGGGGCCACACCGCGCCACTGCTGATCGCCATCTGCTGCTTGTCGTTCGTCTCTTGGCACGTTTAATCCATTGATTCAAGTTGGCTTTCCAACTCCGCTATTCTGTCTAAAATTAAAGTCATCAAATCCGGGGCAGCAATCACTGCCGACTCAAACTGTGGGTGGCTTATTATCTCCGCCCCCGTGTCCAGTCTCGGCCCCAGACACGCGCTTGCCCAAAATGTCACGGACAGCAGCAGTGTTGCGCTTCCGCTTTGAAGCCAACCTCTCCGCTGCCTTTGCCTTGTTGAGTTTATTTCCAAGTTCCTTTAATTCTTTGGTTAACTCCGTCAACGCATCTGGCAACTTCGCTATCGCCGTGATGGCCGCAATAATATTCATTCACTTTTCTTCTTCGCGAGTGCGCTCCATACCACACCGGCAATCGCAATGACCGCACCAATGGCAACCTCAAGCTGGCCATCAGTGACCGCGCCCTTGCTCACCAAGAAACCTCCGGCGGCGGTGAGGACATGTCTCAGCACACCGTTGAGTATCGAGTCTTGTTTTTTTGTCAATGCATGTTTCGCTGTCTTTTTAGCTGGCATTTATTTTCCTTTTTTTAATTTAATAATCTTCATAACAACATAGATAAGGCTCGCCGCCGATATGGCGAGGGACAGCCCAATCTGGAGATCAAGCACCCAATGATGGCCGATCCCTCCACCGGCTGCCCCACCAACCTTTAAATCATCAAGCGTTATCATTCGCTTGGCATCTCCACTTCATCCCACTGCTGGTCGTCCTCGTTCCATTGATAACGCTTCTCTGGGCCAGCATCATCTGGCATTGGCACTGGTGAAATCCATTGACCTTTTACCGTATCCAAAGTCCAGCTTGGGTAAGGTTGTGGTGGGTGGAAAATATCGTGT